CCCAACGGGGATAGGGACTCTCATCATGGCGGAGCGGGTGCCGAATTTGTAGTTAGGGTCATGTACATCGGTCGTGGGCGGAGCTGCTTCTGCCGTAGAAGCGGTATTCCTCGCCTTAACGGCGGCCCTCGCTTGTTCAATCTCGTCTTGTTTGCTTTTAGCCATGATTACCAGAGGTGCTTACAGGCCCAGTGGCGTGCGGTTGTCTTGTCTTTCGCGGTTTTGCAGTTGTGCCTAGCCCTGAAATTAGCCCGACGCTTCGGGTTCTTGTGTTTGGTGAAATCGCTGTAATCACGATGTCCATACGAGACTTTCTTGATCTTGTCGCCTTCCTTGCCTAACACGACAAATTTTTTTTTCGACCCTTTCGGGGCGCGTTTAGGCTTATTAAAGCCAGCGAACGTCTCGCCGTGGTATTGGATACGGCCAGAAGGGAGCCGCTTGAATCTTTTGTTCGCCACAGGCACAAGATACAGGTTTTAGGAAGAAGTGTCAATCTTCGGGATTCGGGGTAAAAAAAACTTTTCTCCCAGACCTTTAGTACCCCTTAATATATTATGGAGTACTAAGAGCCTCAGAGAAAAGTTTTTTTTAGCTAAGGAGACTGGTATCGGGATTGTTGAGTGCGCCACTAAGACTTTTAATCGTAACCTGTTTCCTGAACCCCTTATCGCCATCGTCTTTCGGTGGATCGACAGCCACTAATCCCATACGCTGGCGAGCGCAGTCGAGGGCCAAGAAAGCAGCGTCCGCCAAGTCTGGACTACGACCGAACCTAGCCTTGAACTCTGGTTTCGACTCAATCTTCACTTTCAGCGTGCCTGTTCCTTTCGTCATGTCGTAGTTTCGGGCGCACATTTCTTGCGCGAGATCCGACGACACGCCGTAGATCTGCTTCGTCCGCATCAGCTCTTTGCCGACGAACCAGAGTTCCGACACTCTATTAGTGTAGAGTTCCTCTCCGGTGAGCTGGCTGTTCATGCTGACGCGCTTGTCCGAAGCCTTTCCGCCAAAGGTAACGCGCATGAAGTCGCTCGACCACTCGCCAGCCAGCACGTCGCAGAACGGCGCACCCGCTCCGGTCGAGTCGATTGCTACGTTATTAGCGGAGATATTTCTCCGTTTACAGTGGTCAATAATCTGTTGGACAATTTGGTAGGTTCGGGGAACAGCTTTGTTCGTGGCGTCATCGTTAATGTGGAGTGCTTCTCCCAATTTGCAAACATACTGCCCGTTTCGAGCGTAGCCTACTTCAGCGGTATACATGATCGTTCTGTCGCCGCCGTTAGTGAACGCCGGATCTATTCCGGCCACTACCGTCGGTTTCTCGGCCCAGTCTACGCCGCCTAGTGAACCGCTCTTGGCCATCTCCGCTTCAGAGTAGATTCCGGTGGTCTCGTCGGAGTCGAAGAAGACGGCGCGGACCATCCTCATGTATCCTCTGGACTCCGGCCCCAATAACGCCCTGTCCTCCGCCAGCTTCTCGGCGGTCGGTAGCCAAGGAAACTTAACCTCTCCTAACGTAATGTTCGGACTCCGCTCACCGTCGAGCCTGATATATTTACCTCCCCACTTCGTTTTCCACTCGTCGGCGGTCTGTGTGTCAATGGACTCCCAGCCCTTCTTCGGCTCTGACCAGACGCCGAAAGCGTCGAATCGGCTGTTCGGGTTGGACATACCGATCATCTGGAAAAACGGGTTTTTCGACAAGTTAGTCAGGCCAGCCTGCAAGATGGCCTCACTAAGCTCAGACAGCTCGTCACCGATCATGATGACGCGCTTCTGCTTAATACCAATAAATTTTCCGATGGCCTCTCGCGTCTTAGATTTTTCTGCCGCGATAAGCGATAAACCAGCTCTCTCGATAAGGGTGCCGTTTTCATCCACATACGCAGCGTTTCCGATTGAGTCCCGTATCTTGATCGGTGCGCCCTCGATCACGGACAATAGAGACATCACTGAACCCCATATCCTTTTTCGTGCTTCCCGTAAGGTGGTTGAGGTCATCAGGACGAGTGTGTCGCGTGGCTGAGACAGCCACTGCACGATGCCCCATGCGGCCATTGTGTGGGATTTACCGGACGACGCAGAACCGCCGATCGCCAGATACTTGTCCTTGATCGCGGCCCGAATCATCTTTTCGGCCCAAGGGTGGCGGACCATCATCGGCTCCGGCAGTTCTTCCCTGTTCCATATTTCGTCACATATTCTCCAGAAATAGAACTCCTTAGCTTTGTCGTTCGGGTGGTGCGCGAAACCGTATAGCAAGGCAGTGAGGATACTGGTGGGCTGGATCATTAAACCTCCCACGTCCATTTTCTTGGATTGTGGGTCGATTCTTGGCTCTAGAACGCGCTTGCGCTTATCTGCTTCTGAGGGCATAATTATTTTGATGTCTGAAAAACCTATACGAGAGTGCGAGGCCGAGGCCTTGCGCCTTAACAAAGAAGGTTACAGTAATAGTGCGATTGGTCAACACATTGGAGTCCACCGCAATACAATTCGTAAATGGCTGAAGAAGCACGGGATCGCTCCGAAGGTGAACGGCGACGTGTCAGACGGTAAGGTTCTCGACAACCTGATACGCAACACAAAAGTCAAAGACGAACACCTGAAACCGGATACCGACAAAGACCAGCTCAAAGAAGACCTCGACGACCACTTCAACGAGACCGTGAGTTCGGCCATTGTTGAAGAACGGTTCCGAGCGTCGAAAGAGGAGGACGTTACCCTCAATGAGATCGCGGAGGCGCAGAACTCACCCGCCGACAAATACCAGCACTACATCGCCGCAGCCGGAATTAAACTACTGCGCGACTCGATGAAGACCCTACGTGGGCCGAAGACAGTCCGCGAGATGTCTGAACTCGACCAGCTCATTCGCCGTAACTTAGGTCTTAACGCGAAGACTGGTGGAGGCAGTAGCAAGATGCAGATCGATATTTCTATTTTGAACAACTCCAAAGCGGACAAAGGAGGAGGGGCAATAAAACAGAAAAAAACGATTGACGCAGAGACCGGAAAAGAGATTTAATACCGTCACAATGTTCCAAGATCGCGAACCAGAAGTAGGGCCGAGATTCATCACCAGAGTAGACGAAGGTGCGGATTTCCGATTTCCAGTTGATACCGCCGACGGCCTATGGTATCGAGTGAGAGCATCAACGGCCCGAGAAGTATTTTACTTGCAGTCGTTGCCGAAAGGGATCAGGGTTCTAGTTCCAGCGGAGGGCGACGGCCTGCTGCTCAGAGGAGATTCAATACCAGTAAAATGAAACCTGAAACCCTATTCCGTCTCCACGAAGAGACGTGCAAGAAAACGCTCGACATCATGCGGGCAAAGAACAGCGACTACTGCGGCGGTGCTGAGACAATCGACGCGCTCGCTAATTTTAAGTCAGCTAAATCGTTAGGACTCCATCCGGTCACCGGACTCCTATTAAGGATGCAGGATAAACTGATGAGGATTAAGTCGTTCGTGAACGACGGAGAGCTACAGGTAGCTGGCGAGTCAGTTGATGACGCCTGTGAGGATCTTGTGAACTACTCTATCTTGGCCAAAGCCCTGCTCACTGAAGAGCGCGAGGAACACTGCGGGACATGCGACGAAATCCTTGATGCAGAAATGAGGCGGAAGGAGTTATTCACTGAAGGGCGCGAGGAACACTGCGAGACGTGCGACGGGACTGTGGAGGAGAACTGTGACAATATGTATTGTCCTGAGTATACCCCTAAGAGGACGAGGACGACTTTATTTTAATGATCGTCGGAGTAGACAACGGCCTTGACGGTGGACTCTGCGCCATATCGAAACACGACGGCAGTCTCATCGATAAGGTCAGGATGCCTACTCTCCAGATGTCGAAGAAGAAAGAAATCGACATCCGTAAGGTCCACCAGTGGATAATGGATCTGAACACCCCATTTGTATTCGCGGTCGAGGAACCACTGGCTCACGCGAAAAGTAGCCAAGCAGTTCGGTCAATGGCGATCTCGTTCGGCAAGCTAGTCGGCATGGCGGAGTCCCACGACTACGAAAACATAATGCGTGTGTCAGTCCACAAGTGGCAGAAGGTCATGCTGGGCAGAGTTCCCAAAGGTAAGACCAAAGAAGTCGCGTTGGAACTAGCGAATCAGTTAGAGCCGTCGGAGAACTGGCTGGCTAATAAACGATGCCGGACGCCGCACGACGGTATGATCGACGCCTACCTTATCGCCCGATATATTTGGGGCGGTAAAAACGATTGAGTTCTGGCATCCGAAGGATTGGCCTCCACGACTTGTTCGCAACTTTTAATACCATGGACACTGACACACCAAGAACCGACGAAGCAGAGGAAGAATCCTTCCGCACTCATAACAACTCAATCACTAGCCGCGCTGCTGGGTGGGAGTATGCCAGAGAACTTGAGCGAGAATTGAACGAGATGATCGCCAAGCAATCGCGCAAGTATGGCGACCCCGTTCTTTGTGCGAACGTATGAGCGCACACACTGACAACGAGCGGAGCGAGGCGTCATTTGATGTGCCGCGCCTTGTTAGCCATTCGCAAATGTTGGGGATGATTGCTAGCGAAGTTGAGGAGTGGTGCTTCACGAACGAATGCACAACTCTCGATGCCGTCAAGCTCGCCATTGCTGACGCTAGAAAATGGCGAGGCATCGCAGAACGCCATGAACTGGAGCGAAAATACTATGGCTAAAAAAAGTTGAAAGTTTTTCTGGACACATCGCAGTCCTTCAATTATTTGTCTGTTCATAGACAATAAATGAAGACGCTATATCC